AAGAAATATAATCTGAAGTAATAACAATAATGAGTGAGTTTATGCTTAACGATGAAGCTGCCATTGATGACATCAACCCATTTGTCCAACACGATTTCTCCCTTCCAGGAGGTGTGAGACAGACGGGGAATTTTCAAGATTTTGAAGAAATTACCCCGGATAAGGGTATTTTCGAACCTACAAAGAGTGTTTTTTGTGATACAGGACTTTGTGAAGATGAGAGACAACCGTGTCAAATGGACAAAACGCTCCATCCACGACGCAACATCGATTATGGTTTAGGGTGTGGGAAACCGAAGAAAGTTAAGGTTGGTGTTTCCAATAGGAAAACACCTTGGCGATGGATTCTTATCGCGGTTCTTATTGCTCTAATTCTATTAATTTTAGTACGTTGAAGAAATACTTGAGACGAGATTTCTTTTTACATTCTTGAATTGCATCTATCACTGATTTCTTACAAAACTTTTTAATAAACTCCACTTGCCAAGCACTCTCCATGTTAATACGAGGTGGCTGGAATGTTGGATCTAGAATCTTAACTGCGTGGGCTACACGTACGTACTTACGAATATCCTGGTCGTAAGTTAAGAAACTTTCGAGTGACAGTTCAGCCATACGTTGTCTCACCTCTAGAGTCTTCTTAACCATTGTATCAAGAAACTTCTCGTAAACAATTGAGTGATTATTTGACTCTAATGATACCCAATCAGCGAAAGGTTCTGTATTGAGGTAATCTGTGAAGGTCGAATATCCCTTGTTCCTTATGTACCGGTCATAGACAATCTCAACATAGGAGAGATCAGACTCCACATCAAAAACATGCTTTGCAGATTTAAGGAATGACGTCATTATCTTTATGTAAACTTTTATCTCTAAGTATTATAAAGAACATGTCAGCCGTACCAATGTTAGCCGGTGTCGGTTTATTAAGTGTATGTTGTATTTCTTCAAGTATAGCTTCTACAATGATGGGTGATGGTGAGGAAGACTCAGGAGGTGGAGCTGGAGCTGGAGCTGGTGGTTCTAGTGCATTCACATATGAATTTCATATCGTAAGTGGGACTGACCATGATGATCATGGTTCAGTTATTAGCGATATAAAGATTGATGGAAATAGGGTGTCTAAGGATGAAATTACTTTCCATATTGCACCTACTAAATATGATTGTGAGCACGACACACAGAACAACTGGGACTGTAAAGGAGACATGGGTTATCTAGATGAGGATGGAGCCATAACTATGGCTGCATGGAACAAACATACACCCCCCGAAAAATTTTTTACGATTACGAGTGATAAAAAGATAGGGGAGGTAGAAATTAGCTTTCACAGACCTACCTACACACCAGCTCTGATGATAAAAGAAAATGGTGTCGAAATTTTAAGAGATGACTCCAACGGGGGTAATGAAGGTTCTCCAAGTCCAAATCCTGTGAAGTACACGATTCCCTAAACGACACCTAAGTGAGCCACCCACAATGTAAAAAGTATGTCCAAAAATGTATTCAACTATTGCAAATAATAGTTTTTCGTATCTCCTCACTCTCGATGAGATACGAAAAGCTCTCCCCGACGAGACCCGTCCCTCATGGGTCAAAATTACGACAATCACTATGGTGTCGAGCTTTATCCAGCAGATTGATATAAAGCGACTTCGAGGTTTATTCGAAGAAATTGGTTCGTATAAGATGAGACGATCGGGTACGAAAACTGAGGGTTTCGAGTGGAAACTCAAACCCACAACGTTTTATAACCAAGTGACCCTAACATATCACGACACGTACAGCACTAAGTCTGTAAAGGTATTTCCTAACGGTTCAATCCAAGTGGCTGGATGCTGTGATCTTTTCGATTGCAAACGTATCATCACACAGCTCATTCATATTTTCAAAACCTTTTTGGGTTTGAAAATCGAAGTTCCGGTGGATTCATTCCGTGTGGTCATGATAAACTCCAACTTCAGCCTCAACTACAACATCAACCTCCATCTCGTCTCGAATTGGTTCGAGGAGTACGACGATATTTTCAAGGTTTCTTTTGAACCAGACAGGTATTCCGCTGTGAAGATCAAGTTCAAACCTTCAGAGGATATGAAGGAAATTACATGCAGTATTTTCAGTACTGGAAAAATTATCATCACAGGGGCGGAGACCCTCAAGGAGATTGCGTTTGCCTACAACATCATCAACAACCACATAAATGAAAATCCTCAGATTCGAGTGTCACGCACAGAAGAAACTGATGTATTTGATATTTATTTGGGATACAAATGTGAACCATTCATCAAAGTACTAAGGGAGAAGGGATTCAATTCTTGGATGAGAACAGTCACCAATAGACAAATAAAATTCTAGTTTAATTGTAATAATAAACGATGGCGGCTATGCCTATGCTCGCAGGTGTTGGTCTTATGATGGTATGTTGTTCTTCAAGTTCGGCTATCATGATGATGGGTGGTGAGGAAGAAGACCCGGACCCAGATCTAGGATCTGGGTCCGGGTCCGGGTCCGGGGATTCGTGTGTCGAGACTTTGAGTGGAGAAAAAGATGAAGGCTACCGTGGTTGCCAAACGAACACCAGGTCCGGTAAGACGTGTCAGAACTGGAACATTCAGACTCCTCATGGACACCAAGTTGAAGTTGGGAAGAAGGGTGTCGGGGACCACAACTACTGCCGCAACCCCGGTGGTGATGACACAATCTGGTGCTACACGACTGACCCCGACAAGCGCTGGGAATACTGTGACCCTGTCGGTGGGCGCGTGTGTGACGAGACTATGAGTGGAGAAAAAGGTGTTGATTACCGTGGTTGTCAGACAAAGACCACGTCCGGTAAGACGTGTCAGAACTGGAGTATGCAGTCTCCTCATGGACACAGTCAGAAACTTGGGGAGCGGGGTATTAGGAATCACAACTACTGCCGCAACCCAGACGGCGAAGACAAAATCTGGTGCTACACGACGGACCCCGACAAGCGTTGGGAATACTGCGATCCTCTGTGAAGTACATAATCCCATTTACAAGATTTAATTTCTGGGTGTATATTAACAATATGTCGCAGCGACTTGGTATGGCCGATGGTCGGTGTTTCACCATAAACTCGTCAGCCCAGCTCTTTAACAACTATGTCATGAAGCAAAATGGTATCTCTTTTGAGGACAACTACTCCTACCGCCAGCTTCTCCAGAAGCAGGGACCCCAGCTCGTCACTAAGATACAAGAGGCGGAGCAGGGTAAGGGTCCTTGCAATACATGTGATAAACCTCTTCTCAAAATGCCCGGTATTTACTAACTGAGCTAAATCCACGAAAAAACTTTAATACCATCTTGTAGAATGTCAACATGTTCCATATGTCTGAATGAAGTCCGGTGTACGAGGACCAACCCTCCAGCCCGGTGCGGACATATGTTTCATTCCCACTGTCTACAGGAATGGAAGAACACAGGTAAGAATACATGTCCAATTTGTCGAAAAGTTATAGATGGTACACAATTTAAAATTACAGTCACTATACAAAACAATTACACAGCAACGGCGAATTCTGTGTCCTTGAATGAGGGGTCTATATTTGAGGTTCTAGATCTATTTGACATTAATTTTGATGTGGAAGAACAAGAAGACCTTGATAGTATCTTAGCGGACCTTGGGATGAGTTCTGCCGACTTTGATCCCAGTGTTCTTGACACAGAATGAGCTACAATACTTTTTGTAGTTGAGACCCGGGTAGTCCCTCGAAGCTGTACGAGGGTCGGTAATGGCGTTACCTCTAGCATCAGTGAGAAGTGGGCCAGTCGCCCAACCCCGCTTGTGACTGAAAACGTTGGCCTTAAAAACGATGCGTTTACCAACCTTAAACTGACCACCCCTCTTTACTCGTGATTCAGGAACTTTAAAGAATTTGGCTACAGCTTTGATAGTATCCCCAGGTTTGATTTTATATTCAACCACCCCATGTTGTTTGTAAAAGTGAAAATCCCCTTGTCGAATGTAATTCATCGGTCTCCCAGGAGAAACAAACATCATAACCTTGAAATACCCCCTTTTACATTTTTCATTCGCTGAAACTTTGTATATCCTTTTTGGGTTATCAGAAATAACACGCTTGGGAAGTCCGGTGCAGTGAGTATACGTGTGATGACCATTAGAAAGCCCTGAACGGTCACCTGGTATTGACTTTTGCCACCTGTATGCCTCGTAGTCACCCACAGCATAGGCATAACAATTATTATTCCCAATACCCTTTGGTGTCGACCACCTCCTGTTCGTAAACCTATTTTCTGAACCACTCAGGGGAAGGGCTTTCATTTGTAATTGGCCTAGAAAAAAATATCAGTATGTAATAAAATGCTTCACGAGGTCACTCACGCCAAGTCTCGCTCCGAGATGATTACCGAGCTTCTCATCTTCGCTCTTAACATTCTCATCAGTACCTTCATCCTTCGTCTTGTATGGAACCGTTCGCTTTCCAAGCACATCTCTGTGCTCAAGCCCATCTCCAGCCTTCTCGACGCGTTCATTCTTTCCATTTCTCTCCAGATTGTCCGCGGTATCTAATTTCCATTATTGATAAGTTGATACAATCAACTCTTGAATAATAAATTAATTAAACTTCGTTGTATCCAACGATCTTCTTACCGTTAGGACCCTTGAGAGTAGGGAAAGCGGTCATACCGTCGCATCCACCCTTGTCACAGTCGACGAACACGTGGGGCTTACCAGCCTTCTTCATGTAATCTAACTGCTTACGAGTCCAACCACACCCCATGGTTCCGTAAACGGTCCACTTTTTACTACCTGGGGAGGCCTTGGTCTTGTTCCTGTAGAGTAAGAACGCAACGAGGATGACCGCCACTGCAACTATAATTGTCAAGCGTTGCATTTTATTATAGATAAATATTTTTTTAAGGTTGACAAATCTTCTTTTTGAGCATATTGCGTTCATCATTTGATAGACCGTTCACGTACTTGTTTATCTTTTTGGTATTTTTGGGAGTTTTGTGAGCGTACGCAACCGCCGGGTTAGATGGTCCATTCTTGAGAGGTCTCGCCTTGTTCATCTTATTCGCAAGTTTTCTCTGTGCGTTCTTTTCCCGTGCCAGCAATTCCATGAATTGTTTATTATTTGCGTTAGACCACTTGGCCTTGGGTGTGGGGGTCTTGGCCTTGGGTGTGACCGTCTTGAAACCCTTTGATCCTCCAACAAACTTCATATTCTTACCACCCTTTATGGCGTTCCTTACGTTTTGGGGTGTCTTCATGTTAAAAGGTTGTCCACGTTCGTACCTCTTCATTCGAGCCCTCTCCGACCACGTTGGCTTCGCCATCTCTTCCCTCAGTGCCTTGTTCTTAGCCAGAGCCCTATCGTATGCAAACTTTCTGACAAATTCACGCTTCTTACCCTTTATGTCAACGAAAGAGAACTTCTCCTTGAGACGAACGGGTGTGGGTGTCTTACCCTTGGTAGCCTTGATTTCCTTGAGTTTGGCGTTCAGCTTGTTCGCAGCTTTCTTCCTACCATTCTCAATCTTCGCTGCATATTCCATCATATTGGAAGGGGACATCACCCCATAAGGTTCGTTTGGACTGGCCGGTTGAATCTCGGGGACTGGGTTGGGGCGTACAGCACCGGGTCTCCTCTGGGGTGCCGGTTTGGCTTTGGGTTTAGCAAGTACAGCTGCAGCCTTCTTAATCGCATTGTTCATCTTCTTCTTCCTTTCCGCACTTGAAAGTTTGGGACTGGGAGTCTTAGTCTTTGCCTTAGGGGTTTTGACCTTGACGGGAGTTTTAGCCTTAGGCTTGGGAAGCATTTTGAGAGCCTCCGAGAGAGTCTTTGGTCTATTCGGTGATTTCTCACCAGTTAAGAATGGGTGTGTCAGAATAGTTTTGAATGTGGGGAGGTTTGCTCGGAGGGCGACGTGGTAATCTGAGAGTAGATATCCCTGGTTGGTGAATTTTCCGTTAAACTCGAGGAACTCTTTGTTTGGTATGAGCTCTTCGATGAAATTTTTAATAGCTCGCTCCTTAGGATTCCCAGGATTTCTCACCTTAACATAAATGATATACAAGAACCTATGAATATCATAGTAAATCGTACCTGGACCTATTCCATGTCCGTATATACCCGCACCCTCGTATCCACCATCAGCCGTTTCTGGGTTTGGCATACGCCTGGACCAGTATGATAAACCAAAATCGATGATATGCGCTTCTACACCAGCGTTCGTACGCTTATACTTTTTGATATCAGGTGAACCGAGACGACTCCTAAAAGATCCACCTGGGTCGTTCCGAATTACTTTACGACCGAGGTCAACTTTCCATGTGTATGGCGTTTCGTTCCGAGTAACCATCACATTTCCTCCATGTAAATCGCGGTGACGGAAGTCTGGAAATTTTTGGTTAATTCGGTAGAGATTATCAAAAACCTGTGTGATGACAGACTTTATCGCATCAAGAGATGGGTTGGTTTTCCACCACGAATTAAACGACATACCATCAAGAAGTTCCATGTAAAGAATATCCTTGGGTTTGGTGCGTTTTGCTGGTTGGACAAAATGACCCATCTTGGAACCAGGTTTCCCACCTTTGCGTATTCTTTGGGGTGTTTTATCTTGGATGGGGCACTTCTTAAAGAGGTACATCTCGGGAACCGCAAACTCCTTCAATTTTTCGGCAACCTTGAATTCAAACTCAAATGCACCATTAGTACTATCAGATGTATCTATCTCTTTGTAGGCGACATATCGACGACCATTGTCGTTGATACTTCCACGGTACATCTTTCCAAATGCACCTTCACTCAATGGCTTACCCTTACCAGTGCGAAGGGTAGGTGAGTTGTAACTGGGAACTTTCAAGAAGTGTTCTGGCATACAAGCCTTCTCACCTTTGAGTAATTTTTTCAAGTTACTCTCGATAGACATACTTACTTATTGGTAAGAAGTTATTTTCAACTTACCAAGAAGGATTTTTAAAATATTTTTATTTTTTTACTGATCGTCAACTTCCTCGATCTCATCCTCATCCTCGACATCAACCTGAAGGTCGTCATCGGGTAGGTTCACACCCTGAAAGGCAAATGACGGGAGCTTGGCAGACTGCTCGAAGAGAGCCTGTTGGAGACGGATAGTGACACCGAACTTGTTATCGATAAACCAAATCTGGTTGAGATCAACAATAGCCATAGCCTTCTGTCCCTTCTCGATGCTATCGAGGGGTACAGCTTGCTTCTGCATAGAGTAAGACTCGGGTACAAATGTCCCATCAGGCTTGGTGAGAATCTTGAGCTTGATAGTCGATGGGTACTGCTCCTTACCGGGGCGAACCATAGGCTTGTAGAGGGCCTGCTTGAGAACCT